TCCTTGGAATGCGATTGCTGTAACTTCTAAGTTCGACGACCGCTCACTTCTTTCTTAAAATAAATGTTGCCTTTCATTCAGTTTTGTGGGATAGTGGTTCTACAGACTGAGTGAAAGGCTATTTTTTTATGATGAATGCTTACGAAGTTCCATACAAGCTGATTGACAATGGCGTGAGGGCTATTATTGAGTCGCGTTGTGGTATAAACAATCCCAAAGTTGCTTATACCAAGATGCGCGTCCACCAAGAGCTTATGGGCACAATTATGGGTGTTGTAGATGAACTACAATTACCAGAGAACGTTGTTAGTCAGTATCTTGATCTGACATTGAACCATAACTTCAAACCTTTACCAACTGACGGTAAGGTGCATCTAGTACATCATTATGTTGATGAAGAGTTGTTTAACAACCCACTGTATTATGCATTAGAGACCACCCTTATGAAGTATAAGCCGGCGTCTGTACAATGTGGGGTGGGTGAATTCTTCTTCTGTTGGTACGATAAAGATTCCGTTTTTGGTATTGATAACACCTTGCCCTATGATATCATAGTTCAAGGGGACTGGGAATGTAAGGGCCTCGACTCACAGAAAACAGCCAATCCCGCTAAGATGGATCATTATATGGAAACAGCTAGTGGTATCATGGTTATAAGCCCATATGACAATCGGGATGCAACTACAGGCAAGTTGAAACTAAACCCCAACACGCGCAGTGTATTTTGCATCAACACCGATAACTGGAGAGACTCGTTTGAGTTCAAAGGCGATACATTGAAATTTGTAAATCAAAGAAGTGAGCTCAAGCGTATGGGACTCCTCTACAAGATAGAAAAATATGAAAACAAGCTAGCTGCCCGGAAGGCAGAAGCGATCGCCGAGCATGGCCCCGAATCGTTTTTAGCAAAGTATATGCCAGTTGACATAAAACAAGATAAGACCTATAAGGGTTGGTGCAAGCAACTCGAGTCGATGGTGGTATAGAATGGCATATGATAATGAAGTAAGAGAACGGGGCGTATACATAGTACGGGACAATATCTTTGTCATGTACATCGGATCATCCAAGTGTATGCTCTCGACTCTCGAGTACAATCATCGTAACTGGAAAGAGAAGTATGGCCTAGAGGGTCGTACTAACTTTCGTGAAGCGTTGATTGCTGATTGTCGTAAGTGGGAGTTTGAGTGGCTGGTCGAGCCGTTCATGTGCAACGCAGAAACGATCGAACACATCGAGGGCTGTCTAATCAGACAGTTGACTCCAGAGCTGAATCTTGATAAGGATCCAGTAGCAAGCTCAAAAAGAAATGGGAGATATTAATGAAATACATTTGGGTTACCTTTCAGAAGGAAGGCATTCACCGTTATCCTGAGGCTCTGACTAATCCAGAGCTCGAGGATGTTAAGTTCCTTGGATATGATCATCGTCATATCTTCCACTTCCGTGTAGACCTGGAAGTCCGTCATGACAATCGTGACGTCGAGTTCATCCAGATGAAGCGCTGGCTTGAATCTCTTTATCAAACAGAAACTCTTAAGCTAGACTATCGCTCATGTGAGATGATGTCAGATGATCTTAGCGTTTTGATTAAAGATAAATATCCTGGACGTAAGTTCAAGATATCCGTCTCGGAAGATAACGAGAACGGAAGCTATGCAGAATATTAAGAGGAATCTAGTATGAAGACATTTGGTGCATTCATGGCTGAATCGCAAGAGATCAACGAAGCACATGACGTTGAGCTCAAGCCACATGCGAACGGTACACACTACATCGTTCATAAGATCCACCCTAAGTCTGGGATCGAATCCGACCAGCTAAAGAAGGGTGAAAAGATCTCTGATTCTCATGTTGACGATTTACACGACATGGGGTATAAGGTTAAGATCCACTCTAAGTAAGTTACATATTTTATAATGAGGTTTTATTATGGTTGACTTTTGTCATATTGCGCCCACGCGTCTACTTCCTACATTCGTAAACAATCAATCGCATCACCTACTTCTTGCTCATCTCGTCGAGGAAGACAGGGAGTACACTCGGTTCTATCAGAGCGGTCGTAACCTGGCCGACACGTACATCCTCGACAACTCTGCTTTCGAAATGTACAAGCAGGGTCGGGAGATGTATCCTTCGGACAAGCTGATTGAGATGGGTAAGCTCGTTGGGGCTGACTACATCGTGATGTCCGACTATCCCAACGAACCTGGTTCGAAGACCATCAAGGCTGCAGAGCAGCTAGCTCCTGAGTTCCGTAAAGCAGGCTTCAAGACGTTCTTCGTGCCTCAGTCAGAGATTGGGGACATCGAAGACTATATCGCAACCTTTGCCTGGGCTGCTTCTTCCCCTCATGTTGACTACATCGGTGTATCGATCCTTGGCGTTCCTAATGCATATGGCGTAGAGAAGGATAATAAGCTGCAACGCTATATGAGTCGCTTCCGTATGATGAAGGAGCTCTCGCGCCGTGGTATCCTTAATCTTGCCTATAACAACGATAAGAAGATTCACTTCCTCGGTATGGTCGATGGACCTAACGAGATTGAGCTCTGCAGTCAGTTCGATATTGACACATGGGACTCTTCTGCAGCTATCTGGGCTGGTCTCAACAAAATTGCTTTCGACAGTTCTCCTACAGGACTGATTGATGGTAAGTACGAGAAAGAAGTTGACTTTAACTTCAGTACGTTGGATAAGGTAAGGATCGACTTGGCTAAGTCGAACATGAAGTATATTAATGATCTATGTGGAGATGATACCTATGGTTAAGCGTGAGAGATTCGAGGATAGCGGATTCGTTTATGACGCTATTGAGGGTGATATGACTGACGCAGGAAAGTTTACACCAGGCATGCCAATCAAGCGATTGGTCAGCTATAAATACAATGAAGGCGATATCCTGGCAGAAGTTCAAGCCTATATCGATTCGACCTACGGACAGCACTATGTTGGTAATGGAGAGATCCAGACCGTAGACTTCTGGGAGTCACTCGGCTCTCTCGACACCACCGCTCGGGATACTGCAATCAAGTATCTGGCTCGCTTCGGAAAGAAGGGTGGTAGCAACCGCAAAGACCTTTTGAAAGCTATTCACTACATCGTGCTTATGATGTATGCAACACGTGAGGATACAGAATGAAACACATCTCCGGACCTAACTCCAGGTCATCTCTAACCAATGTACAAGAGCAGGACGTTCAACCTAATGCCGTAGACCTTCGTCTCGGCAAGGTGTTCTTCATCCGCCCTGCCGCTTTTATTATCGATGAAGAAGACAAGCGCCACCGTGGCTCTGTGGAGCTTACCACAGATCCTGACGGCTACTACACACTTGTGGAGGGACACTATGAGGTCGTTATGGAGAACATCATCGAGGTTGGAGAAGGCGAGGCTGGTTGGGTCATTACTCGCTCCACCCTTAACCGTAATGGCGTGTTTCTCACTTCCGGCCTTTATGATAGTGGTTATCATGGTGTTATGGCTGGGGTAATGCATGTCACCTGTGGTCCTATGAAGATCAAGCCAGGCACTCGTATCGGTCAGTATCTGTCGTTTGATGCAGAGGCCCTATCGAAGTATGATGGATCATATGGTATCGGCAAAGAGCACGACAAGAAGTATGAAGTAGCACCGGATGCGTTTGATGCTATCCTCGAGCCTGTAGTCAATCAGGTTATTGAAATTGAAGAACCAGTAAAACGCGGCCGAGGCCGTCCAAGAAAGGTAAGTGAATAATGGGTATGGAAATTAAGGTCCCGGTTGAGGAGCTACGTAAACGTAAACTGTTTGTAGCAGCTCCAATGTATGGCGGACAGTGTGCTGGTATGTTTACACGATCGATTGCAGACCTCTCTGCTCTGTGTACACACTATGGCATTCAGGTTCGATTCTACTTCCTGTTCAATGAGTCGTTGATTACACGTGCTCGTAACTATTGTGCAGATGAGTTTATGCGGTCGGAAGATACACACTTGATGTTTATCGACTCTGACATTGGGTTCAACCCTCATGATGTTATTGCACTGCTTGCACTGCAGGATCCTGATCACACGAAGGACGGCTATGACATCCTTGCTGGTCCGTATCCGAAGAAGTGTATCTCGTGGGAGAAGATCAAGACGGCTGTCGATAAGGGCTTCGCAGATGAAGATCCTAACAACCTCGAGAACTTCGTAGGCGACTATGTGTTCAACCCTGCAGATGGTTCGGGTCAGATTGCTCTTGGTGAGCCTGTAGAGGTTCTCGAAGCTGGCACTGGCTTCATGATGATTCGTCGTAACACGTTCGAGAAGTTCCAAGAAACCTATCCACATCTCCTGTATAAGCCAGACCATGTTCGTACAGAACACTTCGACGGCACACGTGAGATCATGGCTTTCTTCGACGCACTGATCGACGACAAGACTCAGAATCTGATTCCAGAGGTCTCGGCCTTCTTTGATAAGAACCCGAACCCTACCAAGGAACAGATGGTCGAGTTCCTCGAGGATAAGCGCAACGGCCTTACCAAAGACAACTACTCGAATCGCTATCTGTCAGAAGACTATATGTTCTGTCAGTGGGTTCGTAATGCTGGCCTCAAGGTATGGCTCTGCCCATGGATGAAGCTACAACACGTAGGTTCGTATGTGTTCGGTGGATCGCTTATTGACCTTGCGCAGATTGGAGCATCAGCAACCGCAGATGTTGACAAACTTAAGAAGAAAAAGAAGTAAGGATATTATTTTATGATGCTTGATGTGAAAACTATTCAAACGCTTAAGGCGTTCTCGATGATCAACCCCTCGCTTCTGTTTAAGCCTGGTAATGTGATCAAGACGATCTCCCCTGCCAAGACCATTCTAGCCAAGGCCACTGTGCCGGCTTCATTCGACAGAGAGTTTGCTATCTATGACCTTCAAAGGTTCCTGGGTGCATACTCGATGTTCGATGAAGCCGAGCTAGACTTCCATGAGCGATCTGTGAAGATTGGTTCTGGTAAGGAGAAGATCAACTACCTGTATGCAGACCCTGCAGTCATCGTAGTTGCTCCAGATAAGGAGTTGGTTGTCGAGAACCCTGTAGTAGAGTTCGAGTTGACCTCTGACCTGCTTCAACGTACTCTCAAGGCATTGAGTATGATTGGAGCTCCGGAAGTAGCTGTCACTGGAGAAGATGGTGTAGTCTATCTCGAAGCCATTGACTCAAAGAACAGCTCGTGCTCTACGTATCGTGTTGAAGTCGGACAGACCGACAAATCATTCCGCTTAATTATGTCAGCTGACAAGTTAAAACTGTTGACT